TCCCAGGTAGCTCTCTCTTCTTTCTTATCGATTGAAGCATCTGAGAGTATCTGAGACCTCAAGTCTGCCATAGACTGAGGTGAGTACTCCGTTCCGTCTAGATTGTAGGATGGTCTGAAGATTCGCTGTAACGTCGGGATCTCTTTCACAAGAGAGGGATCCTTAGTTACCTCGATAAACATCAGACAAAGATCATCTATGGATAGTTGATCTAACTCCTGCCACTGTAGGAAGATTTTATTAAGGATCTTTGACCTTCGTAAAACTGTACGAACCCCTGCCTCAAGAGACAGGGTTTCGTGGCGTCTGGCCATAACCTGGCCAGTTAGCCTCAGTTTACTTGGGAACATAACGTCCATTTTAAACTCCTCAGACCAGGCTGCATCTAGGGACTTTTTAGGGTCACCTAGATAAGGGTCTAGGATTGTCTTGAGAAGGTATATCATATACCTTCTTAGGTTCGGATGATCGGAGCAATCCTTTCTCCCAATCCTCTCATACCAATGAGATATGAGCTGATTCCTTACAACGTTATTGTAAAGTTTAATTGAGAGGCGAGTAATCGCACCAATTAAGGTGAATTTACCAATAGGATTTGAGGTGCCCGATTCATCCTGATTAACTTCAGGTATGTATGAAGGTAGCTTCAATATCATTATTGAATATAACAGCGGAAGGATGGGCTCATAGACTCTTCCCAACGTCGTTTTATACGACAGAACCTCCCAAGTAGTGGATGAAACCACATACTTAAGAAGCCCCATAATATTAGGACGTGCGAAGAATCTACGAGTAACTCGCGTCGCGAATTCGAGACGCGAGGCTAGGCCATCTAACGATAGATATTCTTTAAAAGGAATAGGCGATATATTGACCTTATTAAAATAGGTCTGATTCGCAAAATTAATCAAAGTACAAGAGATATAACTCTTTGCCAACTTAATAGGAACATCATAAAGGGTGGTCATGAGTGAAAAATAACACTCAGCCGTCGGACGATGTCCGATGACATTGTCGTCGCCCAATACAACATACTTATTAAAAGGCAACACGCCGTCCCTGAAAAGACGGGTGGTAAGCCGTGCGATAAACCCAGGATAGAAGTTATCCTCGATAACATCCAATGTAAAACGTACAGGACCAAAGATAACCTCCCTTAAAGATAAGGGAAGGTCCTTAATCAAGTAGAAATACGGTGAATTTTCTTGGTTCACCTGGATGTCAACTAAGACACTTTCCACATGGGCATATTGATTTATCAAATGGTGAGCCAGATTCATGAGTCCCCAAGATGATAGCGCACCCATCGGTTGTCCACGTCTATAACGTGTCCGACCGGACGGTAGCGTATCAGTTGGATCCCGTGACATCTGACTTTCAGAGTAATGGAATTCTTTATCGACTAAGAGGTTGATCCATGTCCTAGCGATAGGACCCCCTACAAGGGGAGTCAGCAATGACTCATAGATCTGAGTCGGAATTAAATCTGTGGCAGAAGAAAGGTCATACGAATGGTATTCGGTCATATCCTGCCTCTGAACGAAAGCGTTCAGAGACCCCTCTTGATCAAATGTTGAATCTTGAGGGAAATATCGACATATGTCAAATAACCATAAATGAAGAGGCTTAAGTGCTTGTTGGGTAAAGAAATCATTGATAGCAATAATCCTTACTTTGCCGGCGGCTTCCTTAATTGTGGAAAGTTTTCCCAATTTTGGACTTGAGTACGGCAGTAAAGCCAACTTAAGGCAGTCCTGGACGGACTGCTCCACCGTAAAGGCAAAAGATTTTGTATTTTTCAATAGTTTACACTGATCCACAAGTGGTAATTTACGATATGGTGAATGATCAGCTGGGAAATAGTTATATTTCTTAGTTGACCTGGATCCATCGTGGTTACGATAAGGTCGAGAGACTTTATTAAGCTTAGCCTCTGGGTCACCGTAAAGGTGATCTAAATATGGTTTAAACATATCTAAGTGAACTGGGAGTGTGTTGCGACAGTACCGAAGGATTGAACTAATATCTCGCGAGAGATAGAAGTATCCTAGGTCCTGGCATAGAGTTAAAATATAGGAGAGCCCTTTCGGATGCGCCAGCCATGCCACTAGATCATATAAAATATGAGTAGGAAGCATAGAGGGTGTCCCGTTGGGGCCTGCTCGGGATGAAATGTGATATTTTTCACTATCGTCCAACTCTTCAACATACGACCTCACATTATATGTAAGGGCTTTTGGAACAAGCCGTTGACATGCCCAAAAACTGTATGCAAAAGCAGTTAGATGCTTATATGACGATGTTGAACGCGGGGTCGCAATGGTACCCGTTGTGGGTTTAGACCAAGAACCCTTTATTCCTTTAAAGGTGTTCAAGATCGAGGCCCACATACGGATAGCGTTACGATCCCGCTGCTTAATTTGGTCTCTGACCATCTTAGGTAACCATCGTGGTATACCATCGCGGGTCAGTGATATGGCAGGGCCAAGTGACCGGGTATTACGTAGAGGGCAACCTCCTACGTAAGCATTTAGCGCAATAAGGGAAACCTTAAGGCGCAATATGAGTCCCATCGAACCTTGATGCTGAAGAATTTCTCTAACTTTGTTAGCGAATTCCAAAGCCTGTCGCAGGCGAACAGTCGAATGACTGCCATAAGTCCAGTAAGCTACCTTTCCGATATACTTCCTGAACAACTCACTACTATTACTAGTAGTGAGGCTAGCCAGTGTTTCTCCACGGGTCCAAAGCAACGTCCCAACCAATTGCAAAATTGCGCGGGGGGAAGCCTTAAGCTTGTGGGGGGGTATCTGGTAGGCACCAGAAGAGGAAGCACCCGAAGATGGTTGATTTTCATCGTCCGTGGGTGATGTGGGGCTCTCTTCTATCTTCCCGATATGAGAGGGGTCCGTGTCGCCTCGGGCGATGACGATTAACGGAATCTGATTGGACAGGCAGATACCCTGGTATTTATGGAATTCAGACTCAGACAGATACAGAACCCCTTCTGGATCTGATGGATCGACTATGACCCATGGTCGTAGTCGCCACAAGTCGGCGTCTAAACGACGCCGGCGTTGCGCGATAGACATCTGGTATCTGACGAAAGAAAGATGCACAGTGTAAGTAGCTCGTTGTAAAATGAGTGAAAGCATTGGTTGTTTATATTGCTTGGAATGTGGTCCACACCGTCCGTCTCCAAGGGGATGGGCGGCAGGCTGCTATGACAAGCACGCGCAAGTACACCTCTTAACAAGTAAGGAAGTCGTACTC